TGGTCCTGCGATCAACGCAGGTGGACAACTTATGAAACAAGGAATGGAAAATGGCACGAGCCAATCCGGCGAACAAGCCCCAGCAGAATGACGCGGCTGAAACCGAAAATAAGCAGGAACCTATCATCGAGTTTTACGGTGAGGGAGCCGAGGACGTGAAGTTCAACATCGACCAGAACGCTACTCGCATCCGCGTGTATGCCACTGGCCTAATTCTTACCGACTATTAAGGGAGAACGTATGGCTGATGTCGATAGCATTGTAATCACGAGTGCCCCTGCTGCTGCCCCTGAAGGGCACGACGATAAGATGGTTGCGGTGGTGGATGGTGCTGCCAACACCTCGAAAGACCTATTGGAAGGAGGTGACCCCGCATCTCGCCCTGAGTGGCTCCCTGAGAAGTTCCAGTCCGTAGAGGACATGGCGAAGGCGTATGCCGCACTCGAAGCCAAGCTGGGGGGTAAGACTCAGGATAATCCCCAGACTGATCCGGCCAATGCCGCTAACAATCAGGCTGGTCAGAACCCTGAGCAGGCCCTGAGCAAAAAGGGTCTCGACCTCTCCACGTTCACCGCTGAGTTCAATGCCAAGGGTGAACTGTCCGCTGATAGCTATGCGAAGCTGGCTGCTGCTGGGTTCGACAAGGGTATCGTGGACAACTACATCAACGGCCAGAAGGCTGTGGCTGCTCAGTATGAGACCTCTGTGGTCTCTGAAGTTGGTGGCTCTGAGAAGTACAGCGAGATTGTCACTTGGGCCAAGGCCAACATGACCGATGCTGAGATCAATGCGTACAACGCTGCGGTCTCTTCGGGCGATGTGGCTCAGGCCAAACTGGCTGTCCTCGGGCTGTCTGCGAAGTTCTCCAAGGCCAACGGTAGCGAACCACGCCTCGTGCAGGGGCGCACCACGAGTGCCTCTGGAGATGTCTTCGAGTCAACCGCTCAACTCACTGAAGCAATGCGTGACCCGCGCTACCGCAACGACCCTGCCTTCCGCGCCAAGGTCCAGTCGAAGCTGGCACGTTCCAACATCCTGTAAGGGGAACCATGAAGTACATTCTCGACCGCCTCAAGGAACCGTCCTCGTGGCGTGGCCTTGTGATGATCGCCACCGCCTTCGGGGTGACTCTGAACCCTGACCTTGTGTCCGCGATCATCGCTGTTGGTACTGGCCTAGCTGGTGTCATTGGCTTTGTCTTCAAGGACAAGGTGGCAGAGTAACTCCCTGTGTGCGACCTATGTTGGGAAAAACATAGGTTGCCCGTTTGGATATAAACCAATTCAGATTCTCAACGAAGTGACTGTGAAAGAACTTAGCCTCCCGAGGGAGACAACTTAGGGAAACGCAGAGACAGACTTGAAATCGCTTTAGGTACATCGTTGCCAATCCGAAACATTTTCAATCTTTCAAATTTTTCTCTAAGGTAAGTATAAATGGCTGACGCTTCCGTTTCCCGTATTGGTCAGATCAACTCCGCTGGCGATGCCAAGGCCTTGTTCATGAAGGTCTTTGCTGGTGAAGTTCTGACTGCTTTCAAAGAGAACTGTGTGACTGAAGACAAGCACATGGTTCGCAACATCCAGAATGGTAAGAGCGCACAATTCCCGATTCTGGGTAAGGTCAACGCTGAGTACCACACCCCCGGTAAGGAGATCACTGGTCTCAACCTTCCTGCAAACGAGCGAGTCATTACCATTGATGACCTGCTAATCTCTCACGCATTCATCGCCAACCTTGACGAAGCGATGAACCACTATGACGTGCGTGGTCCGTACTCGCAGGAACTTGGGCGCGCTCTGGCCTATACCTACGACAAACATATCTTGCAACTGGCAGTGAAGGCTGCTCGTGACATCTCCGCGATTGCGACTGAAGCTGGGGGTGGTAAGGTGACTGATGCAAGTATGCTGACTGACCTGTCCGCTGAGAAGCTGGTGGCTGCTCTGTTCTCCGCTGCTCGAACGCTGGATGAGAAGGCAATCCCTGATGATGACCGCTTCGCGTTCCTGAACCCTGCTGCGTACTATCTGCTGGCTCAGAACACGAAGATCATGAACCGCTACTGGGGTGGTGAAGGTGAATTCGCTGGCGCGAAGGTGCTGCGTGTTGCTGGCCTGAACGTGGTCAAGACCATCCACGCTCCGTTCGGGCAGAATATCCCGACCGGCGGTGTACAGGCTGGTACTGGCGACAAGTATGCTGTGAATGCCTCCAGCACTGTTGGCGTGGTTATGCACAAGGCGGCTGTGGGTACTGTCAAGCTCATGGATATGGCGATGGAGTCTCAGTACGACATTCGCCGTCAGGGTACTCTGATGGTTGCCAAGTATGCGATGGGGCATGGTATCCTGCGACCGGCTGCTGCTGTCGAACTGGCTACGGCCTAATCCCAAGGGGAGAATCTCAAGTTGAACTTGTGGTTCTCCCCTTTTTTTTCAGATAGGAAATTTCATGGCTGCTGGTACGACTGAGATTGAAGCCATTAACATCATACTCTCCACCATAGGGGAGTCCCCTGTGAACTCTCTGGGTGAAGTACCGGGGGTGGTGGATGCGGTGGTTGCCAAGTCGGTCCTCAAGGAAGTCTCAACGGCTGTTCAAGAGGAAGGCTGGCACTTCAACATCGAAAAGAACTTCACCCTGACCCCTGACGTCGTGAACAAAGAGATCATGGTCCCCTATAACTGCATCCAGTGTGATGCCTCTGGTCAGGACTATGAGCGTGATGTTTGCGTGCGTGACACTCGCCTCTATGACAAGGAAAACCACACCTACGCCTTCGACTGCCCTGTGACTGTCGATATGGTGCTGGTGCTTCCCTTCGAGGAACTGCCTCATGCTGCACGTCACTACATCACCATCCGTGCTGCTCGTGTTTATCAACAACGTGTCGTTGGCTCCGAAACCCTAGGGAATTTCACCGAGAAGGATGAAGCTCGCGCCCGTGCAGTTCTCCGTAAGTTTGAGGCTGACACGGCTGACTACAACATCCTGAATGGAAACTGGGGCGTAATGCGTAGCCTTGTAAGGTAATTTATGGGACTCATCTCTTCTTCGATTCCAAACTTCGTCAACGGTATCTCTCAGCAACCCTTCACCCTGCGGCTGGCCTCTCAAGGTGAGATGCAAGAGAATGGCTTCTCGACTGTCTCTCAAGGTCTGAAGAAGAGACCGCCTACGAAGCACATTGCGAAAATCTCTGACACCCCACTGGCTGGCGAGGGGGCCTTTGTCCATATCATCAACCGCGATGATGTTGAGCGTTACATCATAATCATCCTGAACGGGGCCCTCAAGGTGTTCGACATGGCTGGCAAGGAGCAGGTGGTATACTTCCCCAACGGAAAGGCTTACCTCTCAGCTGCTCTCCCCCAGACTCAGTTCCGTGCTACCTCTGTGGCTGACTACACGTTCATCCTGAACCGCACTGTGGATATTCAGGAGGCCTTTCCCTTCACCAATCAACCCAAGCGTGGGTATGAGGCACTTATCAACGTCAAGGCGGGCAACTACGGCAAGACCTACGCGATCATCATGAATGGTGAGCTGGCAGCTTCCTTCACGACTCCCAATGGGGACAACGCCAATCAGGGGCCGCAGGTCGCCACCGACTACATTGCGAGTCGACTCAGGGAGCAAATGGTCGATAAATTCAACCGCAGAGTTCAGGCAATCACCAACATTGTCTGGGAGACCTCTGTGGTAGGGGATGGCGAACAGAACATCACCTACTACACCGGGGCAACCTTCAACCTTGAGGCAGGCGCGATGACTAGCAACTCCACGATCTTCGTGGATGGGGTACAGTGTCCCCTGCTGGATGCTTCTGACGGTAAGTTCCGTGTGACCTTTGGTATCCGCACCACCCCTCCGAGTCTGCAAGCGTACCTCTATCAGGGTAACGGTGTGCAGGTCGAGCAGTCAGGGCATGTCCTCTGGATCAAGTCCAATGTTGACTTCACCATCGCTTGTGATGATGGTGTCGCTGGCAATGCTATGGTGGCTATCAAGAACAAGGTACAGCATTTCTCTGACCTCCCCAACCGCTGTCCTGTGGATGCCTTCGCGGTGGAGATTGCAGGCGACTCCGGTTCCACCTTCGACAACCATTGGGTGAAGTTCGATATGTCGGATGGCGTCACATCCAGTGGTGTCTGGAAGGAAACCTGTGAGCCTGGGCTGAGTGTTGGGATGTATTGGTTCACGATGCCTTGGGCACTGGTCCGAGAGGCAAACGGTTCATTCACGTTCAAGGCGCTCACTTGGGGGACGCGCAAGGTGGGTGACGCTAAGTCCAACCCCCACCCTTCGTTCATGGACCGAAAACTGAATGATGTGTTCTTCTACCGCAACCGGCTGGGACTGCTGTGTGACGAAAACATCATCTTCAGTGAGGCAGGGGAGTATTTCAACTTCTACCGTACCACGGTGACTCAGCTAACCGATAGCGAACCTATTGACGTGAATGTGAGTCACACCAAGGTCTCAATCCTTGAACACGCCATTCCGTTCAACAAGCAACTTCTGGTGTTCTCAGGGCAGACTCAGTTTGTCATTGACCAGAATGAGTTGCTGTCTCCCAAGTCGATCAGCGTGAAGATGGCCACTGAGTTCTCTTGTAGCACCAACTGCAAGCCAGTCCCTGTGGGCAAGAACGTGTACTTCGTGGCTGAGAAGGGTGACTGGTCTGCGGTGCGGGAATACTACGCTGACTTCAGCAACCTCTCGAACGACTCTCAGGATGTGACGGGGCATGTCTCAAAGTACATCCCCAAAGGTGTCTTCAAGATCGCTGTATCCACCAATGAGGACATCCTGTGCCTCATGACCAACAAGGAGCCGAATGCCCTGTACACCTACAAGTATTTTTGGGCGAACAGTGAGAAGCTACAGAGTGCGTGGTCCAAGTGGGTGTTCCCTGCGGGCAACAACATCATCAACGCTGAGTTCCTGCAATCGGAACTGCTGCTGGTGGTGAGTCGGTTTGATGGGGTGTTCCTTGAGAAGATGAACCTGTCGCTGGGTTACTCTGAGGCGAATGAACCGTACCCTGTCATGCTGGATCGCAAGCGAACCGTGTCGAAGGCCACCGTGACCTACGACTCTGCCACCAACAAGACCCGCTATTCAGACTCGCTTGGGACTGCTCCGAGTGAGGTGAACTTCGCGGTGACAGCTACTGGGGGAAACAAGAAAGCTGGTGTGGTTCTTCCGGTGAAGACGGATGCCACTGGACCGTATGTGGAAGGGGACTTCACTGGCACTGACCTCATCGTTGGTCGCCAGTACAGCCTCGTGTACATGCTGAGTCCGATCACCATGAAGACGGCTCAGGCAGGTGGTGGGCAGAAGTCGGACACTGAGGGGCGACTTCAGCTTCGCAAGATTGCCTTCAACTATGCGGACACAGGGTTCTTCGATGTGTGGGTCAAACCGTACAACCGTAACACCTACAAGTACCGCTATGCTGGCAAGACTCTAGGCAACGAGACTGCCACCATTGGTCAGCCCTCGTTCGATATGGGGCGTTTCATTGTACCGGTCGTGAGCCGGAACATAGATACGCAAATAACAATCATCAACGATAGTCCGCTCCCCTGCTCAATTCTGAGTGCGGATTGGGAAGGATTCTATGTCAAACGAAGTCAAGCTGTCTAAGCCTTTCGTTAGAGAGGCGGTACTGACTGACTGCGAGGAACTCGCTGCGACCATGCGTCAAGAGGACGTACAGGAACTCTGGTATCACTCCAGAACCTGCCCTCTTGATGCCCTTGTGAATGGCTTTGAGTGGGGCAACTGCAAGACTGTCGAATGGCATGGACGCGTGGTTGCCATGTTTGGGGTCTCTGGGGAACTACATGGGGTCGGTGTCTGCTGGATGCTGGCCTCGGATGACCTCGTGAAGATCAAGAAGGCCTTCCTCAAGGAATGCCGCAAGTACGTCAGCGACATGCACAAGGATTACCCTGTGCTGGGTAACATGGTGTGGGCAGGTAACGCTGTCCATATTCAGTGGCTCAAATGGCTGGGTTTCCAATTTCAACCCGCCGTGGCCTGTGGGCCTGACGGTGAATTGTTCCATGAATTTTTCAAGGTGCGAGAAGATGTGTGAACCGACAGCCATGCTGGTTCTGAGTGTCGCCTCTACGGTTGCTGGTGTTTACGGCCAACAACAACAGGCCAAGGCTCAGAATGCCTACAATGACCAACAAGCGAAGAACGCTATGGAGGCTTACAAGGCAAATCTGGCACAGACCAACCTGATGCAGTCGCAGGAACACGCTGCGGCAACCCAGAAGGTCAACGAGAACAACCGAGCGGCTGAAGCTGCGAAGGCTAAAGCTCTGGTCTCTGCTGGGGAGTCAGGTATCTCTGGTCTGTCTGTGGATGCTCTGTTGGCTGACCTCTCTGGTGAGCAGGCTCGGTACAACGAGTCTGTCAATCAGAACTACGAGAACGCCTCTATGGCGCTTGATAACCAACGCACCAATGCTCGGGTGAATGCTGCCTCTCAGATCAACAGTCTGAAGACTCCACAATCCCCTGACTATCTCGGTGCTGCCCTACGGATTGGTCAGGCGACATACGACTACAAGAATCCGCGAGTGAATAGCGGGCAATTTTCAAAGGGTTGATTATGCCGCGTGTTGATCCGGGGTACGCGCCCCGTCCTGAAGGAGTACAGGTCGCAGCATCTCCAAACATTGCTACTGAACAAGCCCGTTTCGATCCCCGTGGTTCCAGTGCTTTCCGCTTGGCTGAGGCCCTCGGTGCTGCTGGTCCTGAGATCGACAAGATTGCATCACGAGTGCAGGACTCTGAGCGTGAAGCTGCTCGTGCCTATGCAAACTCGATGACCGTGGATGAGCTTGGGAAGAAGATCAAGAGTGGTGAGATGCTGCCCTCTCAATCCCCTGTGTTTGCAGCAACCCTGCACCACATCTACGGGGAGAACAACATGGGCCACTTGGAGCGGGACACTCTATCCAAACTTCAGACCGGCCAACTCAAGTTCAACACTCAAGAGGAATTGGACCAGTACCTGACTGAGGCCCGTAACGATGTCCTTCAGGGACAGAACAAGTACACCATTGCTGGCTTCGATAAGGGCTTCGACCAGTTCAAGGCCACCCTCTCTACGGCCAACGCAAGGATCACCAACGAGCAGTTCATACAGCGTGGTGTTCAGGAGGGTGAGGATAACCTCCATTCGGTACTCACTCAAGTCACCTCTCCGACCTTCCAAGGCTCCAAGGCTGATGCTGCTGCTGCTATTACGGGCCGCTACCAGTTGCTCCGTAATACTTCGTTGCTGCGTGATGAGCAAGGCAAGGAAGCCCTCGGTGGTCTCCTAGCTTCTGTTGCCCAATCGGGTGACCAAGACCTGATGAATGAACTGCTGAAGCAGAAGCTGGATAATGGTATCTCTGTGCAGTCCCTTCTGGGTTCCACCAAGGCGACATCCCTGCAACAACACACACTGATGCAGGATGACAATAACCAGAACCAGCGAGTGGATGTGGAGCTGCGCCCTTTCGTTGAGTGGGCTGACAAGGGTGAACTTGAAGGGAAGAACCGCAAGCAGTTCGATGAGTGGATCACTAAGAATGAGCGGTGGATCACCACATCTACCATTCACTCCATCACTAACGCGAACTTCCACGCTCAGGAACGAGCCAAGCGTCAGCTTCTGGATAACCAGATGTTGGCTGCTGCCCAAACCTCTGTGGCGAATGCCAAGCAGTCCACCATGGCTGCGATTGAGGGAGGCAACTATGCGTTCCTGCCCCAACAGAAGGTAATGACTCCCAAGGGGGAAGCTACCGACTTCAATCAGAAGGAGTTCGCTCAGGAGTACCTAATGAAGCGTGGAGCCTCGCTGCCCTTCGATAAGCAGGTACAGCTGTGGGAAACCAACGGCCTCCCCAATCCCGAATGGGAGAAGGTGGTTCAGGCTGGCGTGTCCAACGTGGCCTCTGTGGGTTGGACCTACGATGGCAAGAACGTAGGGCAGTTGAACCATCAGGGACAGGCTGCGATACAGAAGTACCTACAGATATCCGCTGTGTCTCCTGCTGCTGCTGACAAACTGGCTGGCAAGGACTCGGCCCTAATGTCTGACATCAAGTTCATGATTGAGCGTGGTGGTATGCCTGACCTGTCTCATGCTGCTGCATTCGTCAATCAGGTACATCGCTCTGGTATCACCAAGTCGGACTTCGACTCGATGAAGACCAAGGTGAAGTCAGCTGTGGATGCTGTGGTGTTCCCGCACTTCTGGTCCCGTCCTGTGAATTGGGTGAAGGGTTTCTTTGGGAATGACCAGGTGAACCTCGTGGCTATCCAGCATGACATTCACCGCCGTGCTGAACTGTTGGTGCAGTCTGGTCAGGTGAAAGACCCTGAGACCGCTGTGAAGGCGACTGTGGAGTACCTCGCCAACCCTGCTGTGACCTCCAAGGTCAATGGAACCATGTACTACAACAAAGACCTTCCGACTGCTCCCAAGGGTGAAGAACCATCGAAGTGGTTTGGTCGGTTCATTGATGAAGTACCGGGCAAGCTGGCAACTGACCGCAAGATGGACCACAAGGACGTACGCCTTGAAGTCAATCAGGCTGGGGGCTTCACCGCATGGATTGCTGGCGTTCCTCTCACGGATACCAAGGGCAACGTAGTGACCTACACCAAGCAACAAGTCTCTGAGTGGATCGGACAGAAACACGCAGAGAGTCTCCGCAACATGGTTCTGGAACGCAACAAACCGAAGGTCAAGAATGGCAGTCCTTTCATGGAGTCTGCAAGGGACAATCCATTCCATAATTTTTAACTGAGGATATATGGGACAGAAATATTCGCTGGGGGAAGTCCAGCAGATTACACGGGAAGCAGAACAGAAGTACGGGCTGCCTACGGATACCCTTTTCAAAATTTCTGGAATCGAATCCAGTCATGGGAAGAACTTGGTGTCCCCGAAAGGGGCCAAGGGCTGGTTCCAGTTCATAGATTCAACCGCGAAGGCCTACGGTCTTGATGACCCGATGGACCTCGCTAAGTCCGCAGACGCTGCTGGTCGCTACATGAGGGACAACCTTCAGCGGTACAACGGCAACATCGACCTCGCACTGGCTGACTACAACGGCGGACCCAAGGCTGCGAAGGCGCTGGCACAGGGTAAGCCGTGGGGGGAGACCGCTGATTACCTCAGCAAGTTTCACGGCGAAACTCTCCGACCACTCTCCAACCAGTTCACTAGTGGTGAACGTATCGAGCCTACAGCAAGTGCCTCAGCCTCTGAACTCTATCAGCAGCGAAAGCAGCAAGAGTCTGAGTATGGAGGCGTGGTCAATAATCTTGCCAATCTGCCTAGTGCTATTGATAAGGGCTTCCAAGCTGACAACTCGGTTTACAACTGGTGGAAGACCCGCGCCCTAGAAAGTGTGGACCCCAACTTCACTTGGACCGATGATATTGCCAAACGCATGACTGATGGGATCAATCAGGACCATTGGGACTACGTGCTTCAGGCTAAGAGCGCACAGGAGGCACAGTTGCGCAGGGGGCGAGTCATGGAGGCGATGGAGCGTGAACAGGAACTTGCCCGTATGGGCGTTGCTGGCTTCGCTGGTCGCCTCACTGCTTCTCTGGCTGACCTCCCCACACTGATCTCCTTCGTACCCTTTGTGGGTGGTACTGGGGCCTTAACGACTACCTCACGCATCGCCAATGCTGCCCGTATGGGTCTCATTGGTGCTGGGACCAACGTGGCCTTCGATGCTGTGGCTAACCAGTACAAACCTCTGGCAACCCACGATGACCTCTACATCTCCGCTGCCATGGGACTCGCTCTGGGTGGTGCTTGGGGTGCTGCGGTCAATCCAAAGGCTCTGGCACGTATGCGCCTGCTTGAGGAAGAGAACCGCCGTTTGCAGGAGTTTGGTCGCAGGGAAGCTGGGAAGGCACAGATTCGGGAGATCGAAGACAACGGCTTCAAGTTCACGCCCAAGGGTGAGGACTTCAAGAAGAACATCATCGAGAACCCCCCACCGCCTCCCAAGGAACCGGGTATCTCCATCATCCATCCTCCGAGTGAAGGCCATGAGGCTCCCCCGAAAATCTTCGGACCTGAGCGTCCGATTGATGGGGGTCCTGCTGAACCCCCGAAGACCGCGGAACATGCTCCGAAGCCTGTTGAACCGCAGCCTGAACCCCCGAAGACCCCGCGAGACAAACCGTGGGGTGAAGAGTGGGACAAGCCGAAGTTCATGCGTAAGACTGACGTTGGGGACAAAGACCTGCTGGTGCTGCCGAAGGTGCAGCGTGTGAGCGAACTGGCTGACTACGTGCGATCCTTCTCTCAGAACCCTGAACTGGTGACGGTGATGAACCGTGTCCTCAAGGGAATCGACCTCCGCAAGTTGGAGTTCAAGATTCTCGAACAGGGCCAGAAGTTTGGGCACAGCGCCATGGAGTCAGCACTGATGAGTTCTCGCGGTGCTGTGGGGACTCCAAAGAAGTCTGTGGGTGACGGTATCAAGATGTTCCTCCGAGGTCACTCTTGGGCTGACAATGGTATGAACGAGGAAACATTCGTCCACGAGCTGGTCCATGCTGCGGCTGTATATAAGCAGAGCGCTTCTCAGTCTATTGGCATGAAGGTGTCTCCTGAAGTGAGTAAGGCCAATCAGGGAATGGCTGCCCTCTTCAAGCTGGTGGAGGACCACTCGAAGAAAACCTTTGGTGATGGCTGGGAGAAAGAACTGAATGGTCGCCTTGGGGTAAACATGCAGAACGAGAAGGAGATGCTGGCCTATGGTCTGACCAACAATAACTTCCAAGACTACCTGAAGAGCATCAAGCTGGAGGGTGGCACGGACAAGACCCTGTGGGATCGCTTTGTATCATCCCTGCGTAAGCTCTTGGGGATTGGTCCAAAGGAACACAACGCCCTGTCCAGCCTCATCGAACTCTCTGCCCCTCTGACCAAGAAAGGTGGCGTGGAACGTGTGAAGGCTGACCTCGTGGATGCTCAGATGGTTGTGGATGCTGACACTGTGGAAGCTGCCAACACGGCTGGCCTGTCCCCGGTGTTTGGTATTGGGCTGGGTCTGGAGCACCGCCTCGGTAGTGCAAAGGTTCCTGCGTCTGTGCGTGAGCTTGCCTCCAAGCTACTCGGTTCAACCGTTGGCTACAAGGACCATTCCGTGGTGAAGGCCAATGCTTGGGACGATACCACGAAGCTGGCTGAGGGCTGGGTAGTGTCTGTCCGCAAGGAGGGACATGCAGCCTTCAATGACTGGTTCAAGGAGCAGCAGCTACCGTGGTCCAAGAAGTCTGAGGCGTGGGAAGACTTTGGTACGAAGGTCTCCAACTACATCCGTGGTGTGGAGGGGGAGTACCCTGAGCAAGTCAAACGTGCCGGTGAGTCCATGCGGAAGAAGCTGGCTGAAGCGGTGGATCACATCAACAACCCCTTGCATGACGAAGGAGGAATCAAGAAGGGGCTGACGATGGACGAAGTGCGTGATCCAAACACGGGCGAAGTCACTCTGGTCGGTGGGCTGGACAAGAACCCTAACTACCTACCGCGTAAGCACGATATTAACAAGTGGAACTCGATAGTCAATAACTATGGGCGTGATGCTGTTGAGGGCTGGTGGGCGCGAGCCTATCAGAAGGGTCGCCCTGAAGTGACCGATGTAGAGGCTGCAAAGTGGTCCAAGTGGTACGTGCGGACTGTCGAAGAGGCACACGCAAACCGCTCTCAGGACTCGCTGGAAGAACTCATGCGCGGGCATGACAAGGATGCCCTGAAGTACTCCCTGATCCACAATGGAGGCTTCTCTGAGGCTGAAACCCTGAAGATCATGGAGGGTATGTTCCCGACCAAGGCAACGGACAGTGGCCGTCTGATGGCCTCCCTGAAGCATCGCAACACCATTGATGAGCGTCATGTGGAAACGTGGAGAGGCAAGGATGGTAGCGAGGTGCAGATTGGCCTGAACGACTTCATCCAAGCCAACGCTTTCGATGTGGTTGAATCCTATCTGCGGCGCACTGCGTCCAGCGTGGCTCTGGCGAAACACCTTGACGTTTACAAAGGGGGCGACATTGACCGGCTGATTGAAGAGGCCACTCACAATAAGCTGGGTAATGAGTTCATGCACAAGGTCGATGTGGACCGCTACCGGAAAGACCTCAAGTTCGCCTTCGAGCGGATTCAGGGTCTTCCTCATGAGGACTTCACTGGCCTCAACAAGTCGCTTGAGATGTGGCGCAACTTCAACGTAATCCGACTCATGGGTGGCGCTGTCTGGAACCAGATGAACGAGCTGGCCCAGATCACTGGCTCTATGGGCTGGAAGGCAACCCTTGCTGCTATCTCTGAGCTTCGTGCATTGAAGCGTGACATCGCTACTGGAAAGGCTCCTCATGACTTCCTTGACCACCTTGAGAACACCATTGGTGGGGCAGGGAGTGAATACGTTGCCCGTTTGGACTTCAAGGCTGCTGACGATTGGGTACGTCACAAGGGTGACACCAAGTTCAATCAGTGGCTGGACAAGACCGACAACGCCTTGAAGAAGGGTGCAAGGGCAGTGCTGGAGTATTCCGGCATGACCCCGCTGATGATCCAGCAAAAGCGTATCCACGCGATTGCTCTGGTGAATCACTGGATCAACCACGCACACGGCAAGATCGAGTCCAAGTTCCTGAACCCTGAGCGTCTTGCTTGGATGGGGATGGATGAGGCTCAAGCCAAGGAGGTGTTCAACGCACTGAAGACCTACGCAACCCCGAGGGACGGTCAGTTCAGCAAGACCTTCAAGGTGGACGTTGACCGCTGGATCAAGGAGTCCCCTGAGACCCACTCTAGATTCATGATGGCTATCCACCGCGAGACTCGCAGGGTGATTCAGGAGAACGACTTGGCTTCGATGGTCCCGATTATGGGGAGCACTCTGGGACAGACCATGTTCCAGTTCATGAACTACACGATGCATGGATGGAACAAGCAACTTATGCACTCGCTGAACCACCGTGATATGGTTTCGGCTATGTCCCTGAGTCATGGCTTGATGATCGCTGCTGTGACATATTGGGGGCGCACGATGATCGAAAGCATGGGCAAGAGTGAGGATGAGCGTCAGAAGTTCATGGAAGATCGTCTGAACGGGAAGCAGTGGCTGTCCAACACGGTAGGCAGGGTGTCACAAGCATCCATGTTGCCAAACCTGTTTGACACGGTGTCTCCTGTTCCTCTGTTCAACGGTATGCGTACCACGTCTGACGTATCCAGCATTGCCTCGAACCCGACCCTGAGCACTATCAACACGCTGATCTCGATGAAGAAGCTGGCAGTCAATGCAGCGTCTTCAGAACAACAAACCACTGAGGCTGATGTCAAGCAGTGGTTGAGGCTGGCCCCGCTGAACAACACGGTGGGTATCAGCAACATCTACAACATGCTGGCAAGCGAGTTCCCTCAAGCCGCCAATGAGTAATCAACATCCCCTGAGAAGTCAGGGGGGTTTTCTTTTGGAGTATGCATGGCTTTCTATAGCTTAGTGATGTATGCCGGTAACGGCTCCAACCGAAACTTTACAATCCACTTTCCGTACCTCGAAAAGGCCCACGTCAAAGTCAAGATCAACAGTGTCCCGACTACTGCATTCACTTGGCTGACCTCTAGCTCCATCCAGTTCGGCACTGCACCGGCTGCTGGGGTGAACATCGAGATTTGCCGCGAGACTCCCCTGAACTATGCCCCTGTGGACTTCACCGATGGCTCCATCCTTCTAGAGCAAGACCTCGACCTGCTGACAACCTTCAACCTATATGTGGATCAGGAACTCGCGGACAGAGTCGCGCTGGCACTCTCTAAGGGTTCCGGTGGTGCATCCAATGCTCAGGACTCGGGGGCCACCGCTGCTGCTGAAGCTGCTCGTATCGCTGCGGAAAAGGCTGCTCGTGAAGCTGAAGCTGCTCGTGACGCTGCGGTACAGGCTGGTGCTAATGGGGCTAATGGGGCTGCGACTTCCGGTGTGGGCAAGTTCTCCTCAGTGACGGTGAAGAACAGCCCAACCGCCTACGTGGACGTCCAGACCGCTGCGGATTACCAAGGCAATGCGTGCGGTGTGCGCTACCTCCGAAGTGCGGGTACTCCCAAGTACCAGTCGATCTACACACCTAGTGATGGTATCTTTCGGTACACCGCCGCGGATGCGAAGGCTGAGTGGCGCTGGGGCATTAACGGGGCTGAGCATGCAATGAGCTTCAAGCGAACCACTGGGTTGTCTTCACTTGAAAATGACTACTACACGCTGACTTTGGGCCTCCCTCCGCTTTCGATCCCCGATGGTATGGGCAGACCCGTTGGTGGAGCGCTGAACATATATGGTACGAGTCAAAATATGCGGCTCGCTAAGATTGAAATGTTCAACGACGGTGAACTGAGTGGTGGATTGATAGCGTCTCCCTACGAGCTGAACCTCTACAGCACTAATAAGGTCACGCTGATGGGCCTCAACAGTGAAACGTACTTCACGGCGTGGCGGGATCGTGCCGTGCTGCTCTTCTCCACTAACCGTAACAACCAGATGGAATGGCAGTCCGATGGTAACGTGGTGCTGGCCCGTGATAACGTTGTTGTGTGGAGTATCAACAACTACCTCACCTCTGACGTTCGCCTGAAGACGGACATCAAGCCTCTCGAAGGTTCCAGCCTTGAGAAGGTCAAGCAGCTCACCGCGAAGACCTACCTCTG